TGTTGCATAACCACTATCCACACACATAACCCTTATAGGAAGAGTTATTCCGCTTGCATGCGGATAATCTTTCATTAAAACATCTTCGAGCTTTCTCCAAACTTCAGGTTTAGCAGTATCGCCCATTAAAACTTGATAATCAACTGACCAACTCTGTTTTTGACGTCCCCAAGCAACAATCTCACATTCAATACGATCTTTTTGAATATCAACGCCGGCTGTTAAGAATAAACCACCCATCGGTACTGAACCTATTGGATAATCCTCCCTTGTTTCATAAATTCTTTGCCATTCAGGAGCATCCGTCTCTTCTTCATAAGTCTCACCTAAAATAGTGTTTTGGAAACCTTGCATCAATGTTGTATCTTCTTGCGCTCTCTTGTAAATGCCAACACACTCTTTCCAAGATAACCATCCCACAGGAGAATAAAGTGATGATAAATGAAAACCAACTGTTAAACCATCGCTCTCCGCTGTTGCAACCCATTTACCTTTTTCAAGCATTTGAGTTTTATGATATTCAGGTATCAATTCATGACAATGCTCACATTCATACATAACCTCAGGTTCTGTACGGATTTGTTCCCATTTTAGAGCTTGATACTCTCCACAAAAAGGACATGGCAACATAAAATAGCGTTTATCCGAATGCTCAAACTCTCGCTCTATGTTAGACAATCCCTTGATTGTAGGCGTAGAAACCAGAAATATTTTCTTGCGCTTTTGAAATGTCGCAGTACGTCTTTCTGCCAAAAGAATTGGATCGCCTTCACCTTCCAAATCTCTAGGATATCCATCAACTTCATCCATAAACAAATATCGAGCTGGCATAGAACGTAATCCAACAGCAGAGTTTGCACCTGTTAACACCAATACTCCTCCAGGAAAATCTTTAGATAGCATCGTATTTCCACTATCTCTAGATCTAGCTGGACAAACCAACTGTTTAAGTGCCGGACAATCCTCAATTAAAGGATCAATACGTTGGCGAGAATTTCGTTTTGCCATTTCAACAGTTGGCGATACAGCCAACATTGGACCAGGCGCGTGATGAATTACGTATCCAATCCAGTTATTTCCACACTCAGTTCCTCCAATTTGTGCACCTTTCATAAAAATAACCTTCTGCACTGGATTATGTGGTGATAAGCAATCCATAATCTCCTTCAAATAAGGAGTTCTTGAAGTTCGCCATTTTCCAGCTTCCGAAGCCGATTTACTAGATAGTATTCTATATTCATCAGCCCATTCTGAAACAGTTTTATAAGAATCAGGATAAAATCCATGCATCCAATTCTCACCAACCGCATCATCTCCATCATAATGGCTTTCCAAAATCTCCGATTTCTGACAAGAGGTCTCTGAACTCATCTTCCAATACCACCAACGTTTCGTGTTCATCGGCTTTTAGCTTTGCTGCTATAACCGCCGCCCGTCTGGAAGGAAAACCTGCTATTAAATCTCTGGTGGCTCGAGCCAGACGGAACACGTGATTATTAACTTTTTGCCTATCAACTACCTCCGATTTAAACTTTTTAAGCCGTTCTTTCATAAACATCGCGCGATAAAATTCATTAGCCGCACGAGCCTGATTATATGTTGCTCCTCTAGTATCTTTAAGCGGAGCGTCTGTTACTGAAATTGAGACATCCTGAACATCAACAGGTTTTGCTTGCATAGGATTTGTGTTTTCACGCCAATCACGATTAGCTTTTTCAACATTAATTTTCCCAGAACTTTCCAATCGGATGCGACCAGTTTTCACAGCTTTTTGAACTGCGGCCAAAGAAACACCCCGAATATTCGCATATTTTCTTAAAGAAACTTCCATAACCATTCCAATAAAAAAGCCTAACAGAAGTTAGGCTCACTAAATTTTATTCTACATTAAACCATTCCATACAGGTCATAAGCAGATGGTTATAATCTCCGGATGTTGCTTCATCGTGGAATTTATCTAGTTCCTCTTGAGATAGGCCAGCTTCTCTCATTGCTCTAAAGCAAATTCCTAAAATACAAAAGGCATTTCCGTTTTGGCCAACCAATTCAACTGTTATATCAGGATATTTGGGCATGTCTTTTCTCCAATTCTTGAAGCTCATCCATAACAAAATCCTTCATTTTAACAGCTTCTGCACCAAAATTAATGATAGCACCACCTTCCTCGACTGAAACATAACAAAGTAGTAAATCAATTCCTTCTGCTTTCAGTTTTTCTTCAAATTCAAGTAGTAACTTTCGGATTTTTTCTAGCCTTTGGTTCGAAATGCTTTCGTATTTCTTTTTGTATTTTTGCTCATAGGGTTGATAACCGAAGAACTCTCCGTTTATTCTAAAAACGGCCGTATCAATAAAAGCTCTTTCTTTATCGAACATAGAAGCTATCGTTTTTATTTTAGCTAACTGTTGTTCTGGTAATTCTTTCTTTTTCATATTAAGGCTCCCAAACTGGCTCTAAATCGCCACTTTCTAAATCTGTTGTGTAACCTTTGAAGTTGTTCAAATCTTCTTGTGAGCAGAAGCTAACTCCACCGATAGATTTGATAACAATACCGTAGGTTTTAGTTAGCTTAGCAAGATCTTTTGCGAAATTCTCTTGACGGCGTGTTGCCTTGGTTGGCTTGTAAGCATTCACATCGACATAGTAGTTAAAATCTCTGTGTAGGCGTTCTTTAGTCATTTTTTTCTTAAAGGCCTTGGTAAAGGCATCTAAGTCGCAACTGATTTCTTCAGCGAACTCATCAGCTGTATGGCGTCCCCATCGGCTATCCATTAAGCCTAATGTCTCTTGCGGCGTAAATCCGGCTTTTTCTCGGATAATTGTAAAAGCTGCTTCCCACAACTGTGGCATCTGTTCTTTGTCTGTATAATTTGATGCAACACCCCAAAATCCCCAATTTTTATTTTGTGTTGGTAAAATTTCAGTCATCTTAACTCCTTTCGTTAACCTTAACACCTAAGTAACGACAGTAGCTTGATCCTGATGGATCAGCATATAAAGTTTGCTTACCTTTGCAACTTAAGGCGATAACTTGGCGCATCTCATTATCATCATAACCACCTTTACCAGCTAAAAAATTATAATCAGCTAGTGGATTATTGCAGATGCTTTGATATGCTTTTTCATCTAACTTAATGGTTTCAGCCACTTTAACCTCAGTTGCTTCAAAACCATATTTTTGAGTTAAGCTTAAGACTTCATCTAAATCTGTCGGCTTGCGTACTAGGTAGGTTTTAACTGTTTTCATAATGAACTCCATTGTTTCTTTACAATACAATGAATGCTTGTATTTCTTTATTTATCCAGTTAATTCGACATCATTCTCCGAACTTTCTGCACTATTTTCCAATAGTTCCGCTTTCTTACCGGTAAAATCCTCCCAGCGCTTTACAATTACATCACAAAACTTAGGATCTAACTCCACAAGACGAGCTTTTCTGCCTGTTTTTTCTGCAGCAATAAGAGTAGAACCCGAACCGCCAAAACCATCAAGCACCACATCTCCGAAACGAGAGCTGTTACTAATAGCTCTTTCAACAAGTTCAACAGGTTTCATCGTTGGATGTAGGTCATTTTTAACTGGTTTATTATATTCCCAAACATCAGCTTGGTCTCTATCTCCACACCAATAATGCTTATGTTCTGCATTCCAACCATATAAAATTGGCTCATATTGGCGCTGATAATCGGCTCGGCCTAGTGTGAAAGTATTTTTTGCCCATATAATAAAGGTCGACCATTTGCCACCGGCCGTAATAAACGCATTATATAATGTATGCAATTCCGAAGAACTCATGCAAACATAAGCTGAACCTTGGCAAAACATCATAAGGTTAGATAAGCTATCAGTTAAAAACTGAGCAAAACCATCGCCTAAGTTATCATTCATAATTTTACGACCACCAAGCGAACCGGCATGATATCTAATGCTGTCTTTCATCGTGGAACCATAGTTTACATTGTATGGTGGATCTGTAAAAATCATAGTAGCGATATCATCTTGCATTACTTTTTTTACATCGTCATACATTGTCGTGTCACCACAGATCAGACGATGATTACCTAAAATCCAAATATCACCACGTTTTGTAATAGCCTCTTCAGGAGGTTCAGGAACAGCATCTTCTTCACTTTGACCTTCTGTTTCAGGCTCACCAAAGGCTTCAAGCTCTTTTAACTCTTCATCTGAAAAGCCTAAAATATCAAGATTAAAATCCATATCTTCAAGCTCTTTCATCTCAAGAGCTAGCATTTCTTCATCCCATCCGGCATTCAGAGCTATTTTGTTATCTGCAATAACTAATGCTCGGCGCTGAGTTTCTGACAGATGAGGTAATCTGATGACTGGAACTTCTTTTAGTCCCATGCGTTGGGCAGCTAAAAGTCTGCCATGTCCGGCTATAATGACATCATCACCACCAATCAAAATTGGATTGGTAAAACCAAACTCTTTAATACTAGCCACAATTTGAGCAACTTGCTCATCATTATGTGTGCGAGAATTACGAGCGTAAGGTATAAGTTTATCTACTGGATAGTTCTCTTGAAACTCCATTTTTTATTTCCCGAATTAAAAATGACAACCAAAATGACAACCTAATTTATAGTCATCACCACATAAACAAAAAGTGACAACCAAACAAAAATGGTTGTCACTCTGAATTTTTAGAATTTACAATATTTAGAGAGTGACAACCGACAACCAAAATAAAATCTATTTCGCTAGAAAAATGGCGCGGCTTGCACCCCCGCATACGATCTAATCGGAGGAAGGACCCGTT